CTTAACGGGGCTAAACCTAGCGGGATGTTTATTACCGACAACGTAATACCCGATGCCAAATATAAAGAAATTGCAGCACGCTTAAAAGAAGCGTGGAGCAGCATGACGGGTAGCCAAAACACCGATAAAAGCAAACCCGGTCAGGGTATGTTGCTTGACCAAGGCATGAAATACGAACCGCTAAAAATGTTGTCATTGCAAGACACTGATTTAGCCAACTTAAAAACACAGACCATGAAGCGCATTTGTGGTTTGTATGGCGTGCCACCCGCTATGGTGGGCATTGCCGACCAAAAATATAACAACACGCAAACCATGCTGGATGAATTTTATAAATCCACCATGTACCCGCTGATTGTTAATGTGCAGCAAAAATTAAAGCACCATTTGTTTCCCGGCTACCCTAGCCTGTGCGTGCAGTTTGATACACAGGATTTTTTAAAAGGCGCACCGCTAGACCAAATGAATTATGCCCAAGCAGGTGTAGCTGCTGGTATTATGACGCCCAACGAAGCGCGGGAATATCTTGGGATGCCGCAAATTGAAGGCGGCGATATGCTGCAAGACAAGAAAAAAGCCGAACCAATGCCGGGCACAAGCCCACAAGACACTGGCGGTGGGGGCGGCAACCAAACGCGAAAAATGAACATTGGTAAATAAAAAATGTCCACCATTTTTAAAAAAGTGGTAGCATCCATCCAAAGTTACGAGCCGCAAAAAGCGTATAGACGCGGCAGACCCCCTAAAACAATAAACGACATAGACCGAACAAAAGTCGATGAGGTAATCTATGACCAAAAACTTACTGATGGTTTGCGAAGCAAAACTGGTAACAGAAGCCCAGAGCGCAGCGGAACCGACAGGCAAGATTGAAGCCCGTGTAACCACATGGGGCGCACGCGAAGGCGCAGATGGGCGCAAGTTTAACTATCAGCCCGAAGGTTTTATGGATTGGGCGAATGAATTTACCAAAGCGGGTCGCCCACTGCCTATGTTTTTAAACCACGCTGCGGACAATATGCCCGTGGGTGAGTGGCACAGCTTTGAATTTGACGATACTGGCATGACCGCCACCGGGCGTATTTACATGAATACCACCGCTGGTTCTGACCTGTACCAAATCATGCAAGAAAGCCCCACCATGTTTGGCGGCGTTTCTGTTGGTGCTTATGCTGAAAGCTATATGATGGTCAACGCTGATGGCGAACCAGACCAAACCGATGAAGCATATTTCCAAATCACCAAAGGCGGTTTGCGCGAGGTGAGCGTGGTTATGTACCCCAACAACCCACAGGCAGAAGTGCAAAAGCTGGAATATTTCCGCGCTGATGGTTCTGCCAACTTAAAGAATTTGGAAAAGGCTTTGCGCGAAGCAGGGCTGTCCAAAAAGGATGCGGTCACTTCCGCGTCCGTATTCAAAAAGGTGCTGGAGCAACGTGATGTTGTAACAACGCCTATTGATAACGCGCCGCAGCAGAGCGATTCCGATGCGGATGTGACCGAAACCGAGATTCTTGAAGCCTTGCAGCAACGGGAAATTCTCAAAGCACTTAACCAACGCCTTAAAGGACTGAGCCATGTCTAAAGAAATCATCGAAAAACTGGACGCAATCGAAGCCGCCAACACCGCCAAGATTGAAGAAGTTATTACCGCTGCCGCTGAAAAAGTGGAAGCTGTCAAAGCCGAAGTGAGCGAACAAATCGCTGCACTGGAAGCCAAGATTAGCCAAATCCCTGCGCCTAGCATCATTCGCGCACCCGCTAAAACCATTCGCGCAGATGTGAATCGTTCTGTGCGTGAGCAACTTTCCAGCTTCTACAAATCCAACGCACGCGTGGAAAAAGAACTGAAAATCTTTGCTGATGAATCGCAATATGGCGCATACCTTGCAGAAGCCTCTGCGCTGACCGCTGGCGGTAATAACCAAGGTGGTCGCACCGGGTATGACCCCGTGTTTGTTGCTTTGCGTTTGGCTAACCCCATGCGCGGTTGCAGCCGCACTGTTGCCACCGATGGTTCTAGCTACCAGTTCCGCGTTAAAACGGGCAACGCTGGTGCAGCTTGGGGTTACACCATCCAGAACAACGGCGCAACCACCACCGAAGACACCAGCATTTGGCAATTGGTTTTGCAAGACCTGAACGTGCAATTCCCCATCCGTACCGCTGCGCTGGATGACATTGATGGTTTGGAAGCAAACGTGGTTGATGATATGTTGGCAGAATTCGCCCAAAGCGAAGCCCTGTCAATGATTCAAAACAACGACCAAGCCGCACAGTCTGGAACCAACCCCTACGGCGGCACTAATGGTTTGCGCGGTCTTGACCAGTACGCAGGTGCTAACGCTACCTACGCAGGTGGCACGACCAGCACCGCATCGTTTGGCACTTCCGGCACGGGTAGCACCACTGGCTTGCACAGCTTGGCTACCTATGACCAGTTGACCACCAACGCCAACACTGTGGGCGCAAATAACATTTCCTACAAGGACGTTATTAACACCATGTACGCGTTGCCACAACAGTACTGGACTTCCAATGCCAAATGGATGGTTAACCCCGTTCTGGCCCAAGCAATTCGTGGTCTGCAAGACACCAATGGTCGCCCCATCTTTAATTCAATGGAATCGTTGAACCCAGATGGCATCATTGGTCAAATGTTGGGCTTTGATGTGGTAATGAACAAGTACTTGGACAACCCAAGCCAAGCCACTACTGGTTCCGCTGGCACTAATAGCTTGTACCCCATGTACTTTGCTGATTGGTCGCGTTTCCACACCATCGTTGACCGCTTGAACATGGTTATGCGCCGCTATGACCAGACGTTGCCCGGTTTCATCACCTTCTTTGGTGAGAAGCGTTTGGCAACCTCTGTGCGTGACCCCAATGCTGGTGTGCGTTATCGCTCCACTGGCACTGCAACCTGATTGTTGCCAATTGGCGGGGGCTTAAAAACCCCTGCCTCTTTTTCTTGCAACTTATTTGGACAAGACCATGCAAATTACTGAACGAATCCTAGAAGGCATTAAGCAGACAATTCACACGGGTGAAAAGGTCAACATTGATTTGCGCGAAGCATCTGCAATTACGGGTTCTGGTAATAACGTAGGTGGTCGAACAGTTTTTGATGATGCGTTTGCTGCTTTGCGTTTTGCAAACCCGCTGCGCCGCTTTTCTCGAGTAATTCCCGCGTCTGGTTCTAGCGTGCAATTTGTTGCCAAAACTGGTAACGCTGCAAGCCAATCAAACCCTTGGACATACACCTTTACCCCTGACGTTGGTAGCCCCAACACTGACACAACGATTTGGCAACTGCCCACCCGCGTTATTGTTGCCCAATTGCCTATCCGCACCGCTGTTATGAGCGATGTGAATTACCTAAATGAAACGCTGGTTGCTGACCTTGCAATGGAATTTGCCACCATTGAAGGCGCATCTATGGTGAAGAACAACGACCAAGCTGGTAGCACCACCACGACCACGGGCAGCACAAATGGTTTGCGCGGTTTAAATTACTACGCAGGTACATCAGGTTCATCTGCTGCATACGGCACTAGCGGCACAGCAATTACAAATGGTTTGCATACATTGGCAACTATTGGGCATGGGCATACAAGCGTAGACATGGAAAGCCTGTTCGATATGGCTAACGCTTTGCCAGCACAGTATTGGGGTTTGCCGGGTACAGCATGGCAAATGCACCCAAGCTACATTGCAGCAATTCGTGAATACGTACACGCATCGGCTTCATACGCTTTGGTTGATACTGGCGAAATGGGCAGCGGCCCTGCGGTAAATATTTTAGGTTGGCCCGTGATTCCTAACCCCAACATGGATGCCACTGGCACTGCTGGTAATTTCCCTGTTTACCTTGCAAACTGGCCTCAGTTTATGACCATTGCCGATGTTGAAGAAATGACAGTGCAAGCGATGGAGCAAACTGCACCGGGGTTTATTACTTTGTTTGCGGAAAAACGTATGGTAAGCACTGTGCGTAACCCGTTTGCTGGTGTTCGTTTGATTGAGACTTAAAGCATGGCAACTGATTCGCTTTATGGCTACATGGGTTCGTATGGGCAAACACGCAACCCATTCAACTATGAAAAAGTAGAGCAAATCAACCGCGATGTTGCAACCGCATGGTTGACGCTGGAAGAAATCACGCAACAGTTAAACCTGTTTGATGATGAAAGCCAAGACAGCTATTTAACGGGGCTGGAACTAGCAACACGACAAGCCATTGAGGATTACCTTGGCTTGTCTATTTTTGCTGCACAGTACCGCGTTTGGTACAACACCGCTAGTTTGTATGGCACGCCACTGTCATTGGATTTGCCAGAAGTAAGCCAAGCCGCTAACCCGGCTAACCCCGGCGTAACTGTTAACGCGGTTAAGTATTGGACAGATGGCACGCCCACGCTAATAACTGTTGACCCGGCAACGTATTACTACGACAACAGCGGCAACAAAGTTGTGTTGCAAACACTGCCTAGCAACCTAAACGCAAGCATGACAAGCCCTGTTTATTGCGAGTACACCACAGCGGCAAACCCGTTAAGCACGTACCCGGTTATTAAACAAGCGGCGTTGTTACTGTTAACGCATTTGTATAACCAGCGTAGCAACACAGTAGATAAACAATTGCATGAAATTCCATTTGGCGTTGCCACATTGTTGCGTGCATACAAACCACTGGTGATGTGACATGGGCATTGCGCGGTTTGAAAATATAACTGTCAATACGCTGAGTTTTGGTGCAAGTGCATTTGGTGAACAAAGCACTACCAAGACAAAATGGTTTGATACGCGTGCGCTTGTGAAGTCTGTATCTAATAGTGTAAAAATATCAGATAAATATCGCGTTTATGCTGATGTTGTTGAATTTACATTGAACTACACACCTAATACGCGGGAAATGACTAACAACCAAAATTTGTATTCCATTAATTGGAAAAGTTTGGATTGGCGTATTGACAACGTGCGCGAGTCGGATGACCGCATGAAGGTGTATATTTTGTGCGTTAGAAACGACCCTGTGGTGGCAATGTAATGCAAATGAACCCGGTACAGTATGGGCAAGCCATACAAGCGCAATTGACCGGGATAGTTACGCCTGTGCCTGTGTACGCGGCGTTTAACCGCAACTTTGCAACGCAGCCTAAATTCATCACATGGACGCTGCGGAACGTGCATCAGCCTGTTTATACGGGCATTTATCAAGCTGTAAAAGGCATTGATACGCCTGTGTTCCAGATTAGCATTTTTTCGCAAGTGATTGAAGATGGTTTCACAATTTCAAACCAGATACTACAATCGCTGCATGGTTATAGCGGGTTGTTTGGCGGTGCTACATACGGCTTTAACATAAGCAAAGCCGATGTAATGTGGCTGTACAACAGTTATAACAACGAAGACAAGTTAGCAGAAATCTTTTTGGATTGCACATTGCAAGTACCAACTTGATAAGACAAAATCCATTAACTTTTTTTGAAGGACTGAATCATGGCACTCCCAACTAAAATCCTACCCGGTTTTAGCGCAACGCTGTATGCACAACCAAGCGCAACGCCCACCCCGTTGACTGTTTCTGCCCTGTCTGTATATGCCAGCGTTAGCGCATTGGCTATTAGCGGCAACTTGGTTCCTGTTGAAGCAATCCCCGCATTTGGTCAAGATGATGCCGTGGCATCTTTCGGCGTTGCTGGTTCGCGTCAATCGGACAAAATCCCTGTGCAAAGCGCACCCACCAGCATGACCATCACTGCCGCTTGGAACCCTAGCGACACTGTGCTGCTGTTGCTGCGTGGCGATGCCTACAACGGCACGATTGACCGCACTTTTGTCATTAGCGCAACCGATGGCACTGGCATTGTGAATTACGCCTTTAACGGGCGCGTTAGCCAATGGCAAATTGACAGCGCACCCGGCGCAGAAGCCAAAGTGACGTTTAGCATTCACCCGCGTGGCAATCAGTACGGCTGGTCAGCAAGCACTTAATATGAGTGACCAACTGCAAGCTGCTGTAGCAGCATTGACCAGCACCTACCAATCCCTAGATGTAATGGCTAGGGGTTGGGGGTTGGACGCAGAAGAAGTGGCAGACGCTTTGGATGCTGCTGACCCTGACACAGCAGAATATGTGGCACTCACGTATCTTGCAAAATACACAGAATAAAACATGGACACGACAATACAAAACACTAATGATTTGCTGGCATATTTGGTAGCGCAAAGCGAAAGCGGCAACAAGCAATGGTTTGGCTTTTTGCAGCAGAAGATTACAGGCATTAGCCTAGCGCACCAAATTGCCGTAAATCATGCCGACAAAATGACCCCTGATGAAGTTGTGGATTACGTCATCAAACTGAACAACGTACTATTTACGCGGTTGATTAAACCGGGGGCATAAACATGGGCGGCGTTACCATTAAGTTGGAAGGCATAGGCCCAATAGCTGATGTTTTGAAAGAAATTTCAAACGAAATTGGCGACAAAAAAACGCAAAGCAAAATCTTAGTGCCAGCGGTGCGCGAAGCCATGAAGCCTGTATTAGCAATGGCAAAAGCTAACGCACCTAAAGACACGGGCGCATTGGAACGTAGCTTAATTATTGAAGCGCGTAGACCAACCCGGCGCGACAGGCGTTCCAAGTACGTTACCGAAACAGATACTGTGATTGCAGCGGTAACAACGGCAAGCGGTAAAAAACTAGCCAAGATGGGCATTGAAAGTGATGCACGCGCAATAGCACAGGAATTTGGGTCAGCTAGAAACACAGCGCACCCTTATTTGCGACCAGCATTGGAAAGCATGGCACAAAGCACAGTAAACACTTTGAGTGGTATATTGGCACGCAGGATAGAACAATTTAAGGCAAAACAGAAATGACAAAACTAGCATCAGCATTTGGTGAAAAATACCAAGCACAGCGCAAACAGTTGTTGACCCGAACCTTTGAACTAGGTGGGCACATTTTTAAAGTAAAAATTCCTTTGGTGGTTGAAACACAGGAAATTTACCAACGCATACAAAACCCAAATGACCAAGCAATAGAAGCGGCTTACCAAGAAATTGCCGCACCATTGTTGGCGTTTAAAGATACACCCGATGGCAACGTAACCTATTTGGAAAACGACATTGTTGTGGAAGGGCGGTCTTTGCGTGAAGCTGCCAAAAACAAAATCACAACGCAAATGCGGATTACCGAATTTATTAAGCTGCTGATTCCAGAAGATTCCAACGCAACGCTGGATGACATTACTTATGCCGACATTGAAGCCGAGTTTCCATTTTCTGTACAAATGGCATTGATTGAAAAAATTGGCGAGGCAATTAGCCCATCGTACAAGGAAACGCGGGGAAACTGATTGGCTCGTTGAAAACGCAAGTGGAATGCGCCATGATTTTCAACGGGCACACACATGAAACCATTGCCGGGTTAGACGATATAACAATGCGACAAATACAAACCATGTACGCTGATGGCGTAATTGGCAATCATGGTTTGTTAAACGTGTTAAGCACGTTAACCAACGGCGTATTTAATTACATTAGACCTGCCAACGCACCCACATATAAACTAGCCAACATTATGGGGCTTGCGTATGATTACCTATTCCCGCCATTGCCAGAAGAATACCAAAAACAAGCCGTGAACGACAATTTGCTAGCGTTTATGGTGCAAGCACCGGGTTTCAGCAAAGACAGATTTGAGGTGAAGCATGGCTAACATGGTTGGTAGGCTTGGTGTTTTACTTGGCTTGGATAGTGCCGAATTTATAACTGGCATTGACAAAGCACAGAACAAATTAAAGCAATTTGCACAAGAAGCGGTAACTGTTGGAAAAGTTGCCGCTGTAGCTTTTGCTGCCGCATCATATAAAGCGTTGGAATTTGCGGACAGCATTGCTGACGTAGCCAAAGCTAATGACGTAGCCATTGATAGCGTTTTGCGCTTGTCAAACGCATTAGCGCAAGCGGGTGGCAAAGCTGATGACGCTGGCAAATTGTTAGCCGGGTTTACAAAGTTTGTTGACACCGCTGCTGAAGGTTCTTTTGCGGCACAAAAGGCTTTTCAACAGGCTGGCATTAGCTTGGGCGATTTGGGTAAATTGTCTAC